GTGGAAACCAACAGCAAGGTTTTCCTCAGCGTCGAGTTTGAGCCCGTCGTTCCGATGGAACAGATCCACATCACCACCCACCGCAATCCCCTCTACTTCGAGCTCCTGCTCGACGAGGTCCGCGGCGCGATCGAAAACGGCCCACTGACTCTGGCCGCATAAGGAGCCGACACCATGGCGAACAATCTACCGCGCCTCCTGGTGCGCAATTGCAACCTTTTTGCCGATCGTAACAATCTGATTGGTCAGATCGGCGATGTCACCCCGCCTGTTCCCCAGGAAAAGCTTGAGGAAATGCGGAACTCGGGAATGATCAAGCCCCGCGAAGTCAAAATGGGGTACGAAAAGCTCGAATTCAGCTTCAAAATGTCGGGCTTCGACCCGATCGCGCTCAAGCTCTTCGGCCTTAAGCCTGGCGCTGAAAACCCCTTCATGATCACGGGCGCACTGGTGGACGAGGACGGGACGGTCCATTCGGCCGTACTCACTATCCGCGGCTTCCTGAAGCAGGCGGATGCCGGCACTTGGAAGCCTGGCGACATGGCAGAGGCTGATTACCAAGTTGCTGTGAATTACTACAAACTCGAGATCGGCGGCGAGGAAATCTACGAGATTGACGACTTCGACATCCGCGTGGGTGGCGTCTCGCAGTACGCGGAAATCCGCAACGCAATGCTTGTCTAAGACAGCAAAAAGGCCCGCCTCGTGCGGGCCTTTTCATGTGGCGGCGGTTCTGCATTGGTTTGCATGTGATCAATGGCCACCACACAAAAACCCTACCAGATTTTGATGCAATTTCAAGAGGAGCTTCATCATGAAGTACACCCTTTCGTCTTCCGTTGAATTCAACGGCGTTGAGTACAAAGAACTCACCTTTCGCGAGGCCACCACAGGCGATCTGATGGCGGCAGACATGTTGAAGGGAGAGACGAGTCAACTTGTTGCAGTGCTCGCTTCGATCTCGGATGTGCCACTACCTGCATTCAAGAAGATCAAAGCCCGTGAGTTGAAAAATATCGTGGTACTGGCGGCCGACCTCTTGGGGGAGCCATCCGAGCCGGGGACGGCTACAGAATAAAGGCCGGCGTTATCGCGGCGGTCCTACATGAACCGCCGTCGAACATTGAGCGCTGGCCGCCGGCTAAAACGGACGCCTGGTATCAGACGGCCGTCGAAATCCGACAGGCCATAGGTTGAGCCCGCTTAAGGCGGGCCTCTTTCTTTCAGGAGGTGCCATTGGCCGTCCTAAGTTCCACCCTGAAGCTGTCACTGCTGGATCATGTTTCCGCGAACGCGCGCCGGATCACCGGCGTGCTGAATGGCCTGCAGCGACAGCAAACCCAGATGATGGCGCCGTTCCGCGGCGGCCTAGGCCAGATCATGGCTTTGGGTGCGGGCTACATCGGCGCGACCGAAGGCATCGATTCAACGGCCGGCGCGGCGATGCGCTTCGAGTCTGCATTCGCTGATGTGCGAAAGGTCGTTGATGCGACCGACCAGCAATTCGCGGAGATGCAGAAGAACATCCGCAGCCTGGCGACCACGCTGCCGACGACCGCGACTGACCTGGCCGCGCTCTATGCAGCCGGAGGCGAGTCCGGCATTGCCACCGCTGATCTGAACGAGTTTGCATTGATGGCTGCCCGCGTCGGCATCGCCTTCGACTTGTCTGCTGGTGAAGCCGGCGAATCCCTTGCCAAGCTGAAGACGCAGCTGGGCCTGTCAATCGGCGAGACCGGCGAGCTCGCCGCCGCCCTCACTCATCTGTCCACCAACCTGGCGCCCAAGCCCAGCGACATCGCCGACTTTATGCTTCGCGTCGGGGCGTTCACGAAGATTGGCGGCCTGGCAAAAGAACAGACCGCGGCACTCGGCAGCGCCATGTTCGCGGCCGGCGCAGATCCTTCCACGGCTGCGACTGCAATGCAGAATGTCGTGAAGGCCATGACGCGGGGGGCATCGGCGAAGAAGTCGCAGAAAGCCGTGGCCAAGGCGCTTGGCCTCAATCTTCCGCAGCTTGCTAAGGATATGCAGAAGGATGCGCCGGCCGCCATCAAGAAGGTTCTGGCCGCAATCGGCAAGGCGCCGAAAGACCAGCACGTTGCGCTGCTTTCGGACTTCTTTGGCGATGAGGCGAAGGCCTTTGCGCCGCTGATCGGCGATCTGGGTCTGCTGGATGATGCACTTCAGAGTGTTGGCGATCGCACCAAGTATGCCGGATCCGCCTTCCGCGAATACGTTGAGCGCGCCAAGACGACCGAAAACGTCCTGTCGATTCTGCGCAACAAGTTCTCCGAAGTCGGTATGCAGTTGGGCGACAGGATGCTGCCTTCAATCCGCGAGGCGGCACTTGGCCTGGGCAATGTGCTCGATACCCTGAGCGAACGCAAAACGGTCTTCGAAGATCTGAACTGGGCGGCGCAGGGCTTCCTGCAGGGCCTGGGCATGAAGGGCGGCATTAAGGAGTCAATCGAAGAGCTTGGCGACCTGCTGCTTGGTCCGGCGGAAGGCCCGACAAAAAAACAAGATCACATCGCCGCGGTATTCGCTCGCTTCCGTGAGTACGGCGCAAACCTGCGGGAACTCAATGACGCTATTCGCTCCAGCCCTGTAGCGTCGTTCATCACTGATCTCGGCCTAGCCGTTGGCGGCATGGGCTTCAGCAAGTGGTTTCGGATCTACGCAATCGCGACAGGCATCAAGGCCGTTGTGGATGCAGCTCGCGGCGCCTCATCAATTAAGGAGTTCACCGAGAACCTTAAGGGCCTATCGGCGCTCGAATGGGCGGGCGTAGGCGCCGGCCTCTTGATGATCGCTGGTCGAGCCAAGGCGGCTGTGGGTTGGTTCAAGGAACTGAAGGACGTCACGCCTAAGGTCACCCCGGCAACACCAGGCGGGGCAACGGCGGGCGGAGCGACTACGAGTGGCACGCCGTCCGGTGCAGTTCCTTCAGGTGCTTTCAACCTCAAGAACTTCGCCGGCGGACTGCTCAAAGGTGGCGCCGCAGCAGCGCTTGGCTACTTCGGCGAAATGGGAATCAACAAGGTCTTCGACTCCATTTACGGGGCCGATAAAGCGGTGCGCCCGCCGGACCTTGCAACCAGTTTCGACAATTTCTTCGCCGCTTGGCAGAAGACCATCGCCGACATGAAGGCGAACGCCGGGCCTCGAGGCGAAACGTATCAACCGTTCCAGAACCTGCAGGAACAGCGGGTTGGGTTCGATCTAAACGCTCTGCGCGATGCGGTTAGGCCCACTGGCACGCAGGACGTGAATGTAACGAATCCTATCCGCCCTAATGTCACCGTATCCGTCTCTATGAGCAACAGCTTTGCATCAGGAGACGCGGCGGCTGCCGCAAGCATGGGCAAACAGATAGGCGCCGCGGTCAAGGCTGAGGTTGAGGCAAGCCTTGGCGGCGGGGGTGGATGGTGACATGCCGCAACTTAAGTGCGAGGATTCAGAATGCTTCGAGTCCTCGCATTCCTTCTTTTTGCCACGCCGGACGTTGCCGCCGACATAAGCGGTCGTGCTTCGGTGGTGGATGGTGACACGATAGAGATCAGCGGCGAGCGCATCCGCCTCAATGGCGTAGACGCGCCCGAGTCTCGACAAACATGCACAGATGCGGTGGGCCGTGAGTACCGATGCGGCAAGGATGCGGCGTTCGCGCTTGATGAGTTCCTTGCCGCATCGAGGCCCACCATATGTGTTGGCGTTGGAAAAGACCGTTACAAGCGCGTAATCGCCGACTGCGAGCGAGCCGACGGCGCCAGCGTCAATGCTTGGCTAGTCGCAAATGGCTGGGCGCTCGATTGGGTGAAATATAGTAAGGGCAAGTATGCTTCGGAGCAAGCCGCAGCAAAGTCCGGCAGACTGGGCATCTGGCGGGGTGAGTTCCAGCTGCCATGCGAATTCCGGGCGAAGGGTGGTAGGGCGAAGTGCTGAAGATTAGAGGCGCTGCAGGTTTTCAAACTTCACGAGATAATCGGGATCAGACAATGATCCCTCAAGAGTAAAGCTCTTCTCTCGAATGCAATCCAGATCGTTCTGGAAAAATCGACCGGAAAACTTCACCTGGTCCCCCTTTTTCATTGACGCGGCGACCGTATGAATTGGAGAGCCTGGCTCCAACAGTGTATCTTGACCGATATCGGAGAGAGCATTGTTCCAGGTGCTTACGGTAAGGTGAGGGGCGATTTTGATGGAAAGCACGCCCTTGCCGTCTCCATTTGATGAGAGGTCGTCGACTAAACCGACCCATTCAACATCGGTAGCCCCGTTGAGGCTGGCGCAAACCTTTTCTTTTCGCGTTGCCCGCAAGCCTCCTTTTGCCATGTCGTTCTCTGCGGCCGCATAATCGGCCCGCATTCCAGATACGGATTGAATAAATGCCGTCTGATCGCTTGGCATCAGCGACGTAATCTTCGCGAATTCACCTTCGCTATTGCCGTTCAGCTTTTCCCACATCGCCATCACGGGCTTGGGCACTGCAATGCCGCAGCCAACGATACCCAGCCATATCAAATTCAGAAACTGCTTGGCGCCATCGGCTGCTTGTTCGCTCATTCCACCACCCCTCCACATAACACAACCCTACCGCGCCAATGTCGGCTGCGCAAGGATCACCTATGTCCGGACAAACATCCATGATGCTCGGGCCGTTTGGCTTTGAGGCGCTAGGCTTTGGCTACGAGGGCGTCGGTCGGCGCGTACAAACGCCGTGGGCTGATATCCAGGTCGTGCAATCGCTCAATCAACAGCAGTGGACTGGCCCGACCTCCGACGAGGTGACCATTAAGGGCGTGCTCTTTCCAGTGGAATTCGGCGGACAGGGTAGCCTCGACGGCATCATCGCGGCGGCAAGCGCCGGCATCCCTTTGATGCTGGTATCGGGCGACGATGTCGAAGGCATCATCCATGGCATGTTCACGGTCCAATCCGTGGACGAAGACCGCAGCTACCACACCCTGCACGGCGCCGCTCGTCGGAACGCCTATTCGATTTCGCTGAAGCGCTATAGCGGCGGTCTTAGCGGCGGGCCCCTAGGGGACCCCGTCTCAAGTCTTGTCAACCTTTTGGGGTAATCCGATGAAACGAAAGAAGCCGTTCCGGGTGCTGGATTGGGTTGGTTGGCATGAGGGTGGAAACATCATCCTCTGCCCGCTGTCAGAGGCGCCCGCGCCAGTGATCGAAGAACTCCGCCGCGGCGTCAAGCGAGATCTTTACCGTCGCGTTCTCGAGTTCATACGGCGCACCTTCCATCTGTGCTGATTTGATCTCATTGACGATTTGAAGTTGCAACGCGTCGATTTCTTCCTGGGACGCCCCTCGTTGCACCAGTTTGCAGAGCAGATGTTCGGCGATCTTGTAATAGGCGATCACGATGGCGCTCGCCCCACTCATTGTCCCTGGCATCTGTATGCGCATTTTCCCCTCCCTATAAGGCTGGTTGTATCATGCCACAGATCTACACCACAAAGCAGGGCGAGACGGTCGATCTCGTCTGCTCGAAGTTCTACGGTCGGACGAGGGACGCGACCGAGGCCGTGCTGAATGCAAATCCCGGCGTGGCGGCGCTCGGTCCCATCCTGCCGCTCGGCACAAAGATCCTCATGCCGGACATCGAAGCGCGTCCGGCCGCTACTAAGCTCATCAGCCTCTGGGATTGACATGCATCCACGCATCGAAGTGACAATCGACGGCAAGGCTGTCGCCGGCGCCTTTTATGAGCGCCTGGTATCCATCACAGTGACCGACAAGGAAGGCATCAGCTCCGACACGGTCGATATCGAATTGAACGACGGTCCTCCGTCGTTTCTGGCTATTCCGCGCAAGGGCGCGATCATCGATGTCAAGCTCGGTTATGGCGCTCTGCGAAGCCTTGGCCAATTCACGGCCGACAAGGTGACGTGCAAGTGCTTGCCTTACGGGATGTCGATTTCAGGCAAGGCCGCGGATCTTCGCAGCGGGAAGCTCAAGGAGCCGCAGGAGCGCCACTGGGACAAGAAGAAACTCAAGGACATCATTGACGATATCGCATCCGAAAGTGGCCTGTCTGCGGCCGTTGATTCCGAAATCGGCAACTTCGAATACGAATGGCTTGCGCAGCAGGATGAGTCCAACACTCAGTTCCTGCGGCGGCTCGAAAAGCGACACAACGGCCTGTTCGCCATCAAGAACAAGAAGCTCATCTTCGCCAAGCGCGGCTCAGGCCTTTCGGCCGGTGGCCTGTTCGGCGGATCGGTTGTTGTGACGCCGGCGATCATTATCAATGGCTCATGCTCTTTCGAAGCCAACGACCGCACGAAATACAGCAAGGTCGTGGCCTACCACCAGGACAAAGAGAAAGCTGAGCGTGTCGAGATCGAAGCTGATGCCGACGCGGACGGCGACAGCATCTATCGCATTCCCGAGCCGTTCGCCAACGTGGCGGAGGCGGACAAGGCGGCGCAAGCAAAAGCCAAGGACTTGAAGCGCGGGGAGGGGGCTGTGTCGGTCACTGTGGTCGGCGATACCGGTATCTCGGCCGGTTTGCCGCTTTTGTTCTTTGGCGTGAGGCCCGGTCTCGATGGCGCGCCTTACATCATTGACACTGCGACACATAACTTCAGCAAGGCCGGCTACACCACCCAGATCAGCGGCAAGCTTTATGACGGCAAGTCGGCGTCTGGCTCTGCTTCCGGAACAGGCACGGCAGCGAACGACAACAATCCTGCTATAGCAGCTGATAAAGTAGCCCCGAACACCGTTGATGGCACGCCGGCAACGCCGAGCGGATGGGCATCTGCGGCTCGCAATGGGTCGACGGATAGCAACTGATCTAGCCGCCAACCGCAGCATGCACGAAGGGCAGCGCCGTTCCTACGAGCGAAAGCGACAAACATGCGGCGACGAGAACGAATCGAAGTTGGTCAGACATTTGGGCACCTACGATAGTAAGTTCGCCTTATCTTCCAACTTTGTAAAAAGTGCGGCAGACTGCCGCTAACCGATCGCTTTCACGACCATCCAGACCGGCAGGCCCGATGTGATGATTGCCGACAAAACAACAAACCCGACCTTCAGCAAATAAGAACGGCGCGCTCGTTCACCATCCCACTCGTAAGCCATCATGCTTTCCCTCTTCGAATCGGATCATCCGATAGAGCGAAACTGAATGTTTCGTGCTGGCTTGTCGATTGCTAAATCTGGTCACTGGCGCCGCGGGTTGTGGACCAGATACCGACGGATTTTGCCGGTGAAGAGTGTTGGCCGTAGGCGAGCGCCAGTGCCTCGTATCCGGCGCCCGCCCGCGCAGCCGAATCGCAATTCAAGATCCGCGCTGCGACGCGGTCGATAGCGCGTTGGCGCTCCATAAGTAAACCCTGAAATTCAAGGACATCACCATGTCAGTCACGACCACGTCGAAGCGTGGCCGCGCGTTTATCCGCGGCCATGAAGGCAACCCGCTGACCTGCTATCTCGATCCTGTGAAGGTTCCGACGATCGGGACCGGCTTCACCATGCGTTCCGCATCCGTCAAACGAGCCTTGGCGAAGATCGGGATCACGAAGCTCGAACCTGGCAAGACGAAGATCACTGCCGAGCAGTCCGACGCGATTTTCGCCGAAGTCCTCGGCGCCGAATTCGAGCCGGCCGTGGTCAAGAAGTCGCCGGCTGATCGCGCGCAGCATCAACTGGACGCCGCCGTTTCGGCCAACTTCAATCTTGGTGTCGGCGCGATGGATTGGGAGTGGGCCAAGCTCTGGCGCGCAGGCAAGCTGGCGGAGGCTGCAGCCTACCTTGGTTCGCACTATAATACGGCCGGCGGCAAGAAGCTTCCTGGCCTGGTCCGCCGCCGCAAGGAAGAGGCTGCTTTGTTCTCCAAGGGCAGATATGCCGGCGTGTCCCTGACCGAACCGGAAGGCGTACCGCGCCAGGCAACTGAGAAGAAGCCCGCGCTGCAGGATCCGGTTGTCCGCGAGGCGCAGGAAATCCTGTCTGCCAAGGGCTTCAACCCGGGTGCAATCGATGGCTGGATGGGGCAGAAGACCAAAGATGCTCTGATCGCCTATCAGAAGGCACATCCGCATCTTATCGCCGACGGCATTCTCGGCCCGGCAACCCTGACCCAGCTGCGGCGCGATGCCGGCGCGGCCAAGGAGGTTGTGACCAAGGCAGCATCGAGCGGGACAGCGACTGGCTTACTGGCGTGGTCGGCCGGCCTGCCGTGGGGCTGGATTGCCGCCGGTGCGGTCATTCTGGCTGTCGGATACGTTGCTTATCGCAATCGCGATATCATTGCGCGCCACATCAACACCTGGCGCGGCAAGGAGGCGGTCGTCTGATGCTCGCGATGCTTCTGAAGTGGGTCGCCAGCGGCCCACTCGATCGCGTGTTGACCTCCCTCGACAAGTCGATCGACAACGAGACGGAGCGCCAGCGCATTGCTGGCGACGTCATCGCCAGGTATGTGACGACGGAAGCCGAAACCCGCGCCGCGGCGATGCAATCGCGGACCTTCTGGATCGTCTGGGCGTTGTTCGCAGCACCCGTTGGCATTTGGCTCGGGGCAATCTGCCTCGACAGCGTCTTCCTGTTCTCCGGCCAGATCGCAGACCTTCCGCCATCCGTAAAACCATATGCTTCCCAGATCATTGCGGCCGTATTCGGCTCCGGCGGTGGCGTCGCCGGCATCCAGGCTATCGCCACAGCGTTGCGAGGTAAGAAATGAACATCACAACTGAGCTCGTCGGGTTCGTCCTCGCCATTATGGGCGCCGTCAGCGGTATCTGGTGGCGTATCGAAGGCAAGGTCAAAGGCGCCGAGGACAAGGCGGACAAGGCCAGCGCGGACCTGGCCGCCCACAAGCTTCACGTCGCCGAGGCGTACGCCACGAAGGCTGGCCTGTCCGAGCAGACTGCGCAGATCATGAAGGCAATCGATACGGTTGGCACCAAGATCGACCGGACCAACGAGAGGCTGGACAATTTGATGTCGGCGAGGGCGAGGGAGTGAAAGTTGTGAAAAGCCCGGTCACGTTGGTGACCGGGCCTGTCGCAGAAAAGATTTATGCTCGTGCGCTCCGGATACCGGAAGGGGAATTCCGTGGGGGCGTTTCCGGTTCGCTAGTCCATAACATTGATGGTGAGCAAAGGTTCCGGATCAACAGACAAAAAACACAGCGCCGCCCTCAAAATTAAATCTCGCGCCTCTGGCAATCCAATAAAAAGGCCCGATCACTGAAGACCGGGCCAAGAGGATGGAAAAGCAACAAGTGAAGTGAGCCAAGCGGCCAGGTCAAAAAGATCGCCCGTCTCCCAACTCAAACGCAGACCGAAGATAAAAGTTCCCGATCCCGTTGCGGTTAATAGAGGGAAGTTCCAGCCGCTTCAATATCGCTCGTCTTGTCCCATCGAAGGGTCTCTGCCTTGGCAACGACACGACCGTAGGTTACGAGGTCTTGAGAGTCAGTGACGCCCGATGCGTAGGCGCTTAAGAGAGATCGAGCGACCCGTTGCCCCGGCTTAGTGTCGCTTTCGATTGCGGCTTCCTCTAGGATCGAATCCAAAGCGCCTTTTATTTTGGCGAGATCAGAGCTGGTGAACGGCCACGCTGAAAGTTGACGAAGGTTATTCATAACACCTACCCCCCCCATTAAAAATAGGAGATGGGTCACGACTAGCCGATCGTCAAGAGGGTTGTGGCCGCGAATTATGCAGACACACGCCCGTTGTCCCTTTATGGGCAGCGGGCTTTTTTGTTTATTTTGGTTTTCTTGAATAGGCCACTTGCCGTGGCAACGAAATGCCATACTTCTTTTCAGCGTCTGTTACTGAAATAGTGGCAACACCCAATTTTTGGGCGAGTTGATAGGGACCTAGACCGTTGGCAAGAGCGTCGTTCAAGACGGCAATCCACTCGATGCGGGGCTTAGCACCCGCTCCAACATTGTGCGGCGCTCGAAGCAAGGCGATGCCAGTAGATTTTTCTGCGCGCGCTATAGCGCTTCTGGATAGCCCTGTGCGAGACGACAGCTGGGCTACCGACTCGCCTCTATTTACTGCCTCGGATAAGACGCCCGGCCAGTCGACAGTCAGTTTCGGCCTTTTTCCAGACACCGGCAGGCGGTTATTTCATCATCGCTTCGAGGCGACGAAGCCTCTCTTCAAGACGCTCAACTGTCGTCGGCTCTTTTTCGGCGGGCTGATTTCCAAACACCAGATTATAAGTGATCGGATCGTTGTACTTCATCATCGTGATTGCGAATTCACGAGGCTCGATATGAAGAGCCTTAGCAAACGCGGCATAACGATCTGCCGGAACGCGACCGCGACCAGACTCAAGCTGCGAAATAAATGTGTAGTATTCAATTCCCACAGCCGCGGCGAGTTCCCTTTGGCTGAGGCCAGCGGTATCACGAGCCTCTTTCAGCCATTTTCCGGCCTGCTTGCGCAGTTCGTTGATTTCCTGGATGTCGAGTTTCTGGTGTTGGGCGCTCATAAATAATTGCCTCAGCTGGAAAATGGCAGGTCAGAAGGGCCTGTTTGCTAATTGCTGTACATATAGCGACAAGTGGATGGTGTGTCTAGTGATTCGCTGGACAAATTTCTGTCATATAGGTCTGCCTAAGAAAATGCCTTGCTCTTTATAATGCCCTGTTGAGACGCTGATTTCGCATCGAGTGCGTGTTTGCATCGTCATAAGTGACGGAAATCACGTGTACAGTAAATACTAGTCATTTTTTTTGTATTTTACGCTTGGTAGATGTTGACTGACTAATCGGGGCGGGTTATCAAATCCGCCGACCCAACAGAGGTCGTCCAATTAGAGGATCCTTTATCATGGCTACCATTCAAGGCGTATACGTCGCCCTCTTCGGCCGTCCGGCGGACCCGACCGGCCTCGCTTACTTCAACAGCATCACCAACAATGGCGCGGACCTCGCCCAGATTGGCGTTCTGTCCGGTCAGAAAGAATACACCGACCGGTTCAAGGACAAGTCTGCTGCTGAAATCGTAACTTCGATCTATCAGTCGCTGTTCAACCGTAACCCGGAACAGGCAGGCCTGAGCTTCTTCGTTGGCGAACTTGCCGCTGGCCGTCTCAGCATCAACAATGTTGCGATCGCAATTCTCGACGGCGCACAGGGCGACGACAAGACGACTGTTGCCAACAAGATCGCTGCTGCCGATGCTTTCACGAAGGCCATCGACACTCCGAACGAAATTGCAGCTTACTCGGGCACGGAAGCCGCCGCTAAGGGTGCTGCATTCCTTACGCCGGTTACGAAGGAAACTTCGTCCATCCCGAACGCAACGGCTGTCGATGCAGCTGTCGCAAACGTTGTTTCGGGCGCTCCGATCGGTGGCGAAGAAGGTCGCTTCTTCACGCTGACCACCGGCGCTGACATCTTTGCGCCGAACGCAGCTGACCCGCTGAACGTTACTACGACTGGTGACGATGTGTTCCGCGCCGGTGCCAAGAACACCTTGGGAACTGCTGACGTTATCAACGGCGGCGAAGGCAAAGATACGCTGACTGCTGCTTTTGAGACTCTCGGTGCAAGCGCATCTGTAAAGCCGCTGATTAAGGACGTAGAAGTCGTTAACTTGTCTAGCGGTGCTGCCGCTGCTAACGCTTTTGTTACGACCGTCGACTTCGGCGACTCGTCTGGGTATAACGAAATCTGGAATCGCGCTGGTACCGCTTCCAACACTGATGCTACACTTGTAGTGAACAACTCTCTTGCTGTTGCCAATGTCGCAAAGACGGCTGTAGTTGGTCTTGAAGGTGCGCTTGCCGCAGCTACGTTCAACATCGGCTTCGCCAGCGTCTCTGGTACTAACGACTCGGCATCGATCGCTTTGAAGGATGCTTCCGGCGCCGGTGCGACGGCTAAGGTGCAGGTTGATTCGATTGAAAACCTGACCGTCAACCTTTCGGGTACTAACGCTGTAGATCTGGACATCGGCAACACGAAGGTTCTGAAGTTCACGGGTGACGGCTCCTATGCTGGCAATGCCGGTGCCGATCTGCAGGACTTCAAGGCGCTGACGACGATTGATGCATCTGCTTCCAAGGCTGCGATCACTCTTGTTCTGAATGCTGGTGCGACTAACGTCAACAATGACGGCGCTCTGAAGTACATCGGCTCGCAGGGCAAGGACATTGTCACGCTTTCGGCTCAGGCTGATACGATCGTCTACAACAGCACGAACGTGTCCAAGGCTGGTGGCAATGTGGACGTCTTTACTGGCTTCGTAACCGGCACCGACAAGGTTGATCTTTCTGCGTTCGCCTTGACGGGTAGCAAGTCTGCTATCTTCAATACGAACAATGCTGCAACCAACGACGTTGCTGACTTCTTCAAGGACGGCGGCACTACCTATGCTGTTGTTCACGATGGTGCAGGCAAGATTTATGTCGACATCAACAACGATGGTAACTTCAACGCTGCAAGCGACCTCGTCGTAACCGTTGGCACGACTGCAATTGCAGACATCATCTTCTAATCATCCTTCCCCTCCAGGGAAAGAGAGAACCCTCGGCTTCGGCCGGGGGTTTTTTTATCCATGGAAGTAAGAATTGGTGGGGCCAAAAAACTCCAATCAACGTCGAAGCGCTATTTGCCCAGCGCCATACCCAACGAGGTATTGACTTCAGAACGAGTTCGGCACATATAAAAAGGACTTCAAGGCCCTATCCAAGGTCTCCAAATTGGACGCATACAGAAAGCTCGCGGGCCTTATCACCCTGCGGGCTTTTTGCATGTAAACCGGAACGCCTTAGCGGGCGACGTTCCGGTCCAGTCTGTTAGTGACGCTTACAAAGCGCTACAATCTGGATGATCGCCAATACCGCAGGCGGTACAGCTAACACCAGTATGGCTACTTCAAGTCCTATATGGTCTCCTTTCCTTCGGCAGGGTCAAATTGTCGGTTTATCAGGCCGACCCCGCAACCCAACGGCTCCATCAGGCGTCCCGCGACGCTTTCAGGCTCTCCATCCGTTAGGTTGCTGCCAAGGTTAAGTATGGCAAGAATGGGTTGTGGGTCAAACTTTTCGTAAGTGGCTCACCTCTTGCCAGGATCGGGCGTCTGGTCGAAATCTACTTAGGAACCAGCGCCTTCTGGATCGCCTCGATATGCTCATCCAGTTCTGACTCGCCGCCGACTGGTCGCAACTCGATAAGTATCTTCTGGATGTCGAGAAGGACTGGACGTGCCGCCAAGCCGGTGTGGATCAATTGACGGATGGCTTTGCACGAGTGCTGATGCGGTTGGCGAAAAGAAAGTCATCGATAGCTTCCGCGTCTGTTGCGGAAACCATAATAGTCGTCTTTTGGCTCATTGCTCATGCGCGCCCCATTTATTCTACCGTGCGGGGTACTCTACTTCTGCGGAAAATCACCAGACCGCGACGTGCCGAGATATTTCTCCAAGGCTGCCACTGGCTCTTTCATGTCGCCGGTATCCAACAGTCCCTCAGCTTCGATGGCGTCCAGCAGGTCGATGCACAAGAGGGACAGATCGAAGCCGCGCTGGATCAGTTGGCGGATGGCTTCCGCTCTCGATGGAAGCGAAGGCTGGATTCGCCGCCAGTCGTCTATCATCCGAAGAAAGTCTTCGGATACACGCATCTGAAATTGTTTATCGTTTTGGAGTGCCATTCGCGCCGCTTATATGCATGTGTTGACATTGTGGCAAGTGTTATGCATGTATTGACATGCACGAGCCACGACCGCGCAGGAACGCTGTCGTGGCTCTAACCCGAACCAAGGATGAGACCCAATGGCACAAGCTGTTGTAACGACTAACACAAACAGCATCACGATTGCAGATATAAATGGCGAAATCGGCGAAGACGGAAGAGTGAGCCACAAGCGTATTGCAAGCGTTCTTGGGATGGCCCAACATCATAAATTCCGTCATCTCATAGAACGAAATATAATTGAATTCCAACGATATGGTGAGGTTCCGTCCACCGTGGACGAAACCTCAAAACTAGGCGGGCGACCCGGAAAGGTAATCTGGCTGAATGAGGGGCAATCAATACTGGCTGCGGTGCGCTCTGAGGCCCCGCTTGCGCCGGAAGTTCGCTATCAAGTGATCACTGCTTTCATTGAACACCGACGAGCGCAGCTCGACAAACCCATTCACGTCGAAGCCCACAGCCGCCGCACCTCCACTATGATCGACGATGCTGTGCGACTCAAGACTAACATCGACCGCCTGGAAAAAATCACCACGTCAATTCGCCCGGCCAGCCATCCCAATCTCTGCGCCATGGTCATCAACGGCCAGCCGGTCTGGGCTGACCTCGACAACTACGACATGCGGCCTGGAGAGGTTGCGGTCGTTATGAAGTGGGACGGCAGCCTCGCTGTTTCCCAAGTGGACAACTTCGGTGGCAGCCATTCTCTGGCCAGCGTGCGCGCCGGTGTCTTGCCTGCCATCCGAAGCCCGCATGGTGGCAGGCAGCGATCTGTCTGCCTGATCATTGGTAAGGTTGTTGGGCATCAAAACCTTGGTTTTCAGGCGACAATCCAACAGGCATCGCCTAAGCAGATCGAGCACAAGCCAGGCAGGACTATCTACAAAGAAAAAGTCCTTGAGTTGATTGACCGTGGCATGGGGAACGCTGAGATATCGAGAGAACTTGGATGCTGCATTGAAACAGTCAGCAGGCTCAGGCGGCAGATAAAAGATCAGGATTATAAATCGCCGCCGTTCGCGTCTCCGAGGTTCGCTCCATATCGCGATCGGGTGATCGCCATGATCAAGCAGGGGTATGGCAATGCCGAAATTGCAAGAACTTTGGGATGCCACCTTCACACTGTCGAGCGTAGGCGGGCCATGATGAATATACAGGCTCGTGATCTTTTGTCGTAGCAAGCCAGCATCACACCCAACTTTGAGCCTGCCAGTTTCTTGCTGGCGGGCCGCTTCGGTCGCGTGGTCCGTCGGCAGCACAAGCAGCGGGTGGTACGGTAATGTGAGGCTGGCTTTCGCGACCGTATGCTTACGTTTTATCTAGTTCTCGCCAAAACAAAAAAGCCCGCCATCCGGTCAAGGAGGCGGGCTGGGGTCCTAAGAAGAGAAATTTAAAGGAAATCAGTCTGGGTTAGCTGGGTAATACCCTGCAAGGTTACTGAATTTCCGGATGAGAAAGTGATCGTGAGGTTTTGATTTGCCACGCTCACAATCCCATCTGCGTCGTTGAGTACGTTGTCGTTGTTGGTATCCAACAATGCAAAGTTCAATCCTTGCGGCCCGAGATCGAGTTTGTCGCCAGTCCCGAAATTCGTAATCGTGTCGACGCCGTCTTTCGAACCAAAAGCATAAACGTCCGCATGGATCGTCCCAGATATCGTGTCGTTACCTGTTCCACCAATAATGTAAAGTCCCTTACCAGACGGCGGAACCACAGATATGGTATCAGATCCTTGAGTTCCGATAACAACGTAAACTTGTTCTCCATCCAACGTGTTCGCTACCGCAGAATAATTTGCGGCAGTATTGTAGTAGGTCACGAAGGATAATCCATCTACATTTGAAATGTTATTACCAAATATAGAAGGGACTATCGTGCCGGAACCCGTTCCTCCTTGAGTCAACGCGAATGCGTGAAAACTATCCGAAATATTATTGTCGTGGATAGAAATACTTCCGCTAGCATTCCCCAACTGAAGCCGTATCGCTGCGTCGTCGTCTTTTCCGAGCGAGTTGGCATTGGTAACAGTGTTGTGGTGAACCTCCACCGAATTCATGTTGCCCTGAAGGCGCATACCGGCCGCGTCGGTGCCGTCGATGGTGTTATTGACTACAGTCGTTTGGTTTTGCGCACCACCGCCGGAGCTTCCGCCCCCCAAAATGAAGGCATGGCTTTGATCAGCAGCTGCACTTCCAGTTCCAACACCTCGAATGTTCTGAAACAGGTTACCATCAATGGTGCCACCACTGCTTCCCCCAGAATTCGAAGTGCTGATTTCGATTGCACTAAGATTACCATATCCCGTGCTTTTGAAATCTTTGAACACATTGTGCTCAATGACATAATCCTTCGTCCCAGACTGCGAATTGAAGGCGGGTATGTTGGAACCTTGGAAAATGTTATTTTCAATATGCAAGTTCTGATTGACTGCAGTACCAGTAAGTTTGATTACGCCAGTGTTGCTAGTCGCGGTCGACTTAAAGCTGTCGAAAACCAAGCCGTCAATGGTGACATTGTTCGTGTGCACGCCACTCTTGACGACTAGGTCAAAGGCGATGCCAACATTGTTCGCACCTTTCAGAATCGTTTCACTTTGACGGTCGGCAGTGGCGTCCGTTGGATCTATTCCGTGATTTGATCCCAAAATCGTCAGTTGTTTGTCAACGGTAACAGTACTTGGCAATGTAAACGTGCCTGATCCGATGAGAATCTTATCGCCATTAGCGGATTGCGCTCCAGTGATTGCATCTCCCACGGGGTTTGTAGATGTCGTCACACCTTGCCCCGGCGTTGCACTATAAATCGCCTTGATTGCGTTTGTTTGGCCATCGATGACATAAACTTGTCCAGCCTGAGGACCGAACGCAATATCTAGGGTTGTCGTAGCCGATACTGATGCTTTGTTGCCGGCCGGGTCGACAACAGACCCTTTGAGGCCCACGACTTCAAGGTCCTGCGCCACATCGGTGGGTTTCACAATGTATGTGAAGGTTTGCTGCGTGCCCGTAGAGCTCGACAGTGTTGCCTCACGCCCGCCAGTCAGTGTCAACGTCGGGCTGGAACCATCTACGGCAACCGGTTCGCTGTAATTCACGACGAATGTGAGGGTGCTTCCGGATGAAGCTGAACCGGTCGAACTGTTGACGAGGTCGACCGTTCCTACAGGGGATGTCGTATCGACGACTATATCCAGATTGGTGGTCGCGGTAACGGTACCGACGTTGCCGGCAGCGTCTTTGATGGTACCGCCGGTGATCGAGGAGACTTCAAGGTCAGCGACGTTCGTGCCCGAAGGAATTGTGTAGCCGAACTTAAATTGAGTTGTTCCGGTCCCACCCTCATAGGTCGCAGTGGCGCCATTTGAAAGCAAGAGTTGCGGGTTGCCGTCGGCAAACGACACCTCAGTGAAGTCTACTGTGAAGGTAATTTTCTCGCCGGCTTTGAACGTGTGGTCACCCGCTGATTGTGGATCAACTGTTCCCACCGGTGCAGTTGTGTCCGGTGTCGATCCGCCACCGCCACCGCCGCCGCCGCCGCCGCCTCCAGGGCCTTGGCCACCACTCGCCTGAAGCTGCAATATCAGGGCATCCACTTCTGCCGCGCTGGCCGCCTTAGTTGCATTGATCGTAGCAATGTAATTCTTGACAAGATCGACAGTCAACGGAGTGTAGGCGCTTTGTTCAGCAGGAAGATCAAGGTGGCTGGTAAACAGATCGGCGGCAGCGATTTTTGCTTCAACCGTCGTCTTGTCAGCGCCCTGAGCGCCATCGAGAATAGCGATCGCGATGTTGTTGATCGACAATTCACCGGAGGCAAGCTTGCCTACGAAGAAATCGATGCCGGCCGGTTCTCCGTCACGACCAAACAAAGACTGATAAATCGAATTGACGATTTGCTCGTTTGTGAGACCGGTGAAACGCGACGTATATTCAGGCTGGCCGGAAAGATTGCTGATAGCAGCCAGATCCGCACCGTTGTTGGTGATACCGTTGAAGTATTCGAGACCGGCCGGATCAGCCGGGCGGCTGAAAAGGGCCAAATAGATGCCTTGGATCGTTGCCATGAGAGACTAATTCCTCCTTTTACACACCCATACCATCTGGGTTAACACTAAGTTAACCTTTTAAAATCGTGGCAAGCAACCGCAAAGTGTGCAAACGGTTAATTTGAATTTTTTTTGCATATACCAATTGTGTGCCGGGCGCAGGAAACCGGCAGGCATTTGGAAATGCGAAAATATTAGTAATTTATTCCGCCCTTTGTGCGAGTCATTGACTTCTTGAGGGATGCTCACATCAAGACATGCGTGTAGATACCCGCTTGAAAAACTGCGCATTTTAGCTGATTTTTACTTAAATCATTCATTCCGATGTCCATAACAAAGGTCACCATGAGCATCTTGTCCGACCGGCTCAACAAATGCGTAACTGAACTCGGCATTTCGCAAAACGAGATTGCTCGGCGAATTGGAGCTACACCGGCCGCTGTTAGCATGATTTTCAATGGCCGAGTTGCCAAGCCTAGGAAGTGGCGAGAATTGGCAAGCGCTCTCAATATCGATGAAGAAGAGATGGTCGAATTGATGCGCCTTGCTGCTGCAGAAGCGCTCGGCGTAGCACGAGCTTCTAGGAAAGAAAAAGCGCAAAAAAGAAGTTCTGTCTTCCATCGCATCTGCGATGGCCACCGCTCCGACCGGTGCCCAGATCAAGATGGCGGATGACCCAGAGTGGAAAATGACGCCAGTCTTCGGCTTGGCGGTGCCTGGGGGGAATGGGAAATACAAATTCAATAGGACCGTCTTGGACTATCTGCCGTGTCCTCCAGCTCTAAAGGATGTTCATGGCGCCTATGCAACCTATGTCGATGGAATGGAGATGTTCCCGCGCTATAAGCCGGGTGAAATTGTTTGGTTTCATCCCGCAAAAGTCGTTCGTCCCGGCGACGATGTTATGATCCAGATCCGTCCTCGCCGAGCTGACTGGGACAATATTGGCTATCTCAGACGGTTCGTCAGTTGGGGGGAGGGAGAGGTCACGCTAGGAAGATATGGGTCGGAGGAGACTTGGACACTAAAGTTGTCCAACGTCGATTCCATCGATGTGATTGTATTCGCTTCCAAATACTAATTTCGAATTCAGGAATCCAGCCCGCCTCCCTAACCGGATGGCGGGCTTTTTTTGTTTTTGGCGCACCAAGACTGTTGACGTCCGAGTTTGCGACCACCAGCGTCCGACCACCATCACCACACCGCCACTAACAGAGGAGACCTGCCATGTTCTATATCAGACGTGCTTTGATGGCGTGCGCCATCCTAGCTGCGGCCTCGGCCGCTTATTTCGGCCCACCTATGCTGAAGCCAGCGGTCGCGACAGCGACTGTCGTTGAGCTGCGCCACGACACCGAGACCGCCGTCGTGAAGGTATCCCGTGGCGGTGGCCACGGCTCCGGCGTGCACATCGGCGACGGCTACATTCTCACGGCCCGGCATGTTGTCGACAGCGCGAAGATGGTCAGCATCAACGCGAAGGACGGTAAGATCAAGCCGGCCGAGGTCCTATGGGCAAACGCCGCCTACGACATCGCTCTTCTGAAGGTGAAGGAGCCTGTCGCCGGCTCGGCGCATCTCGATTGCCGCACCGCTGCCGTCGGGACCGAAATCATTGCAATGGGCAGTCCTATGACGATCGACTTCGTGTCCGCTTTCGGTCGCATTGCCGGCGAACCGCGGGAAGTCATGGGCCTAAAGTCCGTGTTCGTGACTGACATCACCACCGTGATGGGAATGTCAGGAGGCCCCGTGTTTGACCGGCAGGACAACCTCATCGGAATCACCGTCGCCGTCATGACCGCACCGCTGCCGACGGGACCGGACAGATACTCGCCATCCCTCGTTGGATTTGGCTTTGTCGTGCCGTCCTCTGCTGTTTGCAATCTCATGGCGCGGGGAGAAGTGTGATGGACGCGGCAAAAGCGGTGGGGAGCAACGCCGCCAAACTCATCGTGCTCAACACCTGCTGGGCCGCGCTTGTCGCCTGGGCTTTCGTGCAGGGCTACGTCACCTTCGTCTTCACCCATGACGTTTCCGGCATCTCCTATGTCATCGCCGGCGTGCTGGCCGCGGTTCTGGCGGCGATGTTTTTGGGGCACACCCGCGTCATGCCGCATGCCAAGGTGTGGTTCGTCATGCTGGGCCTCATCGGCAACTTGATCGGTTTTGTTCTTGCGTTGCAGGGCATGCAGGCCGGGTCTCTCGGCGATGCGGCCGGCCTGCTCAAGCTGGCGACGAGCCTTATAGATGGCATGAGCGTTGCGTTCTGCTCCACGCTGGTTGGCGCTGTCGCGGCTTTGTGGATCAGCACCAACAGCTATGTTTTGCAGATGGCTGCCGGCGAATGATCCGGACCCTCATCCAAGACACGCTGATGGCAATGTTGCTTGGTGTTGTGGCGGTCGCCATTTTCATCTTGCCGTCCATCAACCCGCCCGCCGAGGCCGACCCGATCAGCCAGCCTGGCAATCTCGTCGCTTCGGCGTCCTGGCCGTCGGGGCCGATCGACGTTGATCTGTGGGTACAGTCGCCCGGCGACGAGGCTGTAGGATATTCGAGAAAGTCTGGACGCGTATGGAGCCTCCTGCGTGATGATCTTGGCGAGGCCAACGACGCCACGCCGCTGAATTACGAGTCCGCATTCACCCGCGGCCTTCCCGACGGCGAGTATGCCGTCAACCTCCGATGCTACGGCTGCGCCAAGGTGCCGGTGCCCGTAGCGGTCGAAGTCAGGCTCGCTGACGGCGGGCTGGTTTGGACAGGGACGGTAAACTTGGAGCGAGACAAGCAGGAACGAACTGCAATTCGGTTTCGCGTGCGCGATGGCGCCGTGGTGAAGGGCAGCGAAAGCCAAGTGTTCAAGCAGATGAAGAGGGGGGATGCGTGATGAGCATTACGCGATTCAATCACGAACTCGAAATGGCAAGTTTTTCTTCCGACCACGAATGGTCGATTGAGGAGTTCCGGCAGTTGTTGACTAAAGTGGAAGCTTGGACGCCGGATGAAGTCCGTTCGTCGCTGCGGGTTCGGCTAGTGCAAGACGATTACGAGAATTACAGCAATCTCGAAATCATTAGGGAAGCATCCGCCGCAGAAACTCACGCCCTTCAACAAGCGGAGTTGGCTCGGATAGCAAAAGATAATTCCGACCGCATGGCGCGGGAGCGCCTTGAGCTTGAGCGTCTTAAGCGGAAGTTCGGGGAGATGGCGTGATGCGAGAAAAAGCAATCGAAGTTTTGAAGATTGTGGGCACGGCCCTTTTTACCTGTGGCCTCCTGATGGCCGTCTCCGACGTCATCACAAGGACGCTGCCATGACCGCCGCCATCACTCTCTGGCTCGCCATAGTGCTCGGCATTGGTGTCATCGCTTGGTTTGGCACTCGAAAGCAGGCCATCGCCTTCTTGGTGGTTGCCACCATGACCGCGCCGGCCGTGATTATCCCGCTCGGCCATGCAACGCCGCTTGCGCCGCCGGCCGGGCAGTACAGCGTCCTTGGCGCCAAGATCGAAATCGACACCGCCATTTACGTCTTGCTCGATAATGGTCAAGGCGAGCCGCGCCTGTATCGACTGCCATATACTTCGGCCGCCGCCAATCAACTCCAGCAGACGATGGACTTGGTGCAGTTCGGCCAGAATGGCGGCGGCTCGGTAGGCATGTCTATGGGCGAGGACGGCTCGCCCGGCTTTGCAGAGGAAGGCGTTACGGGAGCCGAGCAGCAGAAGACTGCGGACCAGCCTTTACTGGTAACTCCTTGAACCATCTACAGTGGCAGGCCGCACTTATGGCGGCCTCCTATCTGGCCATGTTCGCTGCGGTCTGCGGCGGCAGTGCCATGGGCCTTTGGTGGCTCGGTCCCGAAAATGAAGAGGATGATTAGATTGGGCGAAATTCAACACGCGCTCCAAAAAGCTGTCGTCGATGCAATCCAAGAAATGGGCGTGCCTGCTTTTAGGAAGACATCTTTTTTCATGTCCAGCCGCAAGAAGGATACCTGATGCCCACACCAAGATTGACAGACGAGCTCGCTAGACAGGCAGTCGACGCCGTATCGACCTACGGATCGCAAGTTGCCGCCGCTCAGGCCCTCGGCCTGCCGCGTTGTACATTCCAGTCCCGCCTGCGCGTAGCCGCCGAGCGCGGCCTGCTCGGAATGAAACCGGTGCTCCCAGGCTTCCGCATCGCGCAAGTGAGCAACACGCCGAACGGCGACTATGTTCAGCAGCGGCCTGAGCATGGCGCACCCTTCGAAGTTCCGGCCGGCCAGACGATCAAGGGCGTGTCTGCGCTGGTCGATGGGGATGGGCGCGAGATCGTCAAGAGGGTGAAGACGCCTGCTGAGACTACCCAGCAGATAGAAATCATCCGCGCTGCGGTCGATGAACTGAAGAAGGAGTTGCCCCGCATCTCGATTATGCCGGCACCCAAGCACAGCGATAGCGAGTTGCTGAACCAGTTTGTCGTTACCGATAGCCATTTCGGGATGCTTGCCTGGAAGGAAGAGACAGGTAGCGATTACGACTTGAGACTGGCCGAGCAGATCCTCCTGGACTGGTTCGCCGCCGCGATCGATATCTGCCCCGATGCCCATACCGCTGTCTTCGCTCAGTTGGGCGACGTCATGCACCATGACAGCCTCGAGAGTGTCACCCCGGCGAACAAGCATGTTCTCGACGCGGACAGCCGACTCCAGAAGGTCATCCGCGTCGTCATCAGGGTAATGCGCCAGATCATCGACATGCTGCTTCAAAAGCATCAGCACGTGCGGGTCGTCATGGCTTCCGGCAACCACGACCCAGCGTCGTCTGCGTGGCTTCGCGAGATGCTGGCGGCCATGTACGAAAACGAGCCGCGAATCTCCGTTGATAACTCGCCATCGCTTTACTATGCCTATGAGTGGGGGAAGACCGCGCTGTTCTATCACCATGGCCACAAGCGCGGCGTTAACAACGTCGACGCGACCTTGGCGGGCACTTTCCGCGAAATGTTCGGCCGGTCCAACTACGCTTTCGCCCATGTGGGCCATCTACATAGTGACGAAGGCCGAAAGAGCGCGTTGATGTATGTGGAGCGCCACGAAACGCTCGCTGCTCCTGACGCCTATGCTGCGGGCGGCGGCTGGTTGTCAGGTCGATCCGCTAAGGTCATCACCTATCACAAGGAATACGGCGAGGTCGCTCGTATGACGCTCCGGCCCGAGATGGTCGCCGGCGCTTCGGCGCTGACCGCAGCCAATGACAACCGACATGTGAGGGCGATGGCGTGAAGAGTTTCTTAGGCCTGCGATTGCACCGAGGCGAGCCGCACTTTCCTACAAAATTGCGGGCATATACCGGCAGCCTATTGTCTAAAAAAGGCGACGAAGGTGATGGGTTGAATAGCTACGTCGACCACCGAATTGCCCGCTGGTACGGACTTTCGTTTCGACTGAGGTGGTTCTCCGGGATTTGGCTCTTCGGGGAGACCGCCTATCCACAAGAACGCGGCCCCATCCCGCGCTAACCGTCCTGCCGCCGATTACCAGTCGGCGGTAATCACCACAAAGAGGAGACAACACATGATGCCCGTTTTCAAATTGGCACCAGCTAACGACAACCACGACCACGCCTCGGCCATCAACTTGTTTGCCGCTTCATGCCATGCCGCAAGTCGCCGGGCGGGTTGGTACACGGATCTGGCCACCGGCAAAGAGCTCGATCGGAACGTGCCAGAAATGGTCTGCCTCATTCACTCGGAGGTATCCGAAGCAATGGAGGGCTTCCGGAAATCTAAGCCCGGCAAGCCGTTGATGGACGACAAGCTGCCGCACCGAAAGATGGTTGAAGTTGAGCTTGCTGACGCGATGATCCGCATTGGTGATCTTGCGACCTACCTCGGATGTGACCTGGGCGGCGCTATCGTTGAGAAGATGGCTTTCAACGCGACCCGTGAAGACCACAAGATCGAAAGCCGGCGAGCTGCTGGCGGGAAGGGGTTCTGATGGTAAAGCCACTGACTGTTGAAGAAATTCAGAAGTGCCTGGATGCAATGCCGGCGGAGATGAATGCCAAAGGGTTGCGTGAGCCGCGAGCCGAACTGACAATCCGCGGCAACGTCGAACTACAGGGTTTGCTCAACTGGGCCGACAAGCGCACCGCCTACGGTAGTAAGTACGAGTGGGTGAAGGGCAAGTCCACAGCAGATATCCTGCGCAAGATGCATACCCTCATCGCGAATTTGCCGTCACAGGAGGAAGCCCGGATGAAAGAGTTCATGGGTGCACTCTCTGATGTGATCGAACTCGGACGCAAAAGCGGTATTGAAGTCGACTTCGTCAATCCGCTCGTCGACACGATGCGTCGGCTCTCAGCAAACATCCTGACAGACCAGCGCGAGGTGGCATGACAAAAACCTACGCAATCGCTGACCTTCACGGGCGGCATGACCTGCTTAGGGCAGCCATCGAACGCATTGAGCAGCGCAGCCCGAGCGGCGGCACGGTCGTGTTCACTGGGGACTATGTCGATCGCGGCCCAGAGAGCCGACAAGTCATTGAGACGCTGATGGCGGGGCCGCAGGTGCCGGGCTGGAAGTGGATATGCCTTCGAGGCAATCATGAGGAGATCATGCAGGCCGGCTGCCTTGGCGTCCTGCAATGGTGGCTGCCGAACGGGGGCGGCGCGACACTGCAGTCTTATGGGCAGAAGGTAGGCGAAAACGCCGATCCGAAAGTAGTGCCTCGCGAACACCTGGATTGGATGGCCAGCCTGCCGGTCATGTACAACGACGGAAGGCGCTTGTTCGTCCACGCCGGTGTCCAGTCGGACGTTGCTCTCTCAGAGCAGGACGGGCAGCGTAATACCTGGATGCTTTATCCCGATGGGGCAGAGGACGGCTATGGCGATCTGCATGTCGTCCACGGTCATCACCAGCATGAAGACGGGCCGCTTCTGCTCCGTGGCCGGACGAACCTCGACACCATGGCTTGGTACACAGGCCGGCTAGTGGTCGGCGTGTTCGATGACGACATTCCCGGCGGGCCGGGCGAAACTTTCGAGATCGTCGGGCCGGCTTACAATCAGATGAAGAGGGCAGCGTGATGGTCAGAATGAACGACAACAGGTTCCGCCATCCAATGCTCAAGGGGGATCTTATGATGGTGCCAGGCATGGGCGCGCATAGCGTGCCGCCAGAGAAATACGTGGCGAACAACGACAACCACCAGGGCGGCCGATACATCGGCTTGATGCGAAGCGCAGTCGACGACGAGAACTGGGACCGCCCGCCCACCTGTGTTCCGCCCGCCGATCTCTATTTCGAAGCCGCTATTGCCGAGTTTCGAAACAAGTCCGGCTATGTCTACCTTGGCTCGCCCTATGCGAAATATCACGGCGGGCTCGTTGAGGCTGCACGCATTGTGTCAGAGGCGGCAGGTCATCTGATGAAGGCCGGCCTTAGGATCTACTGCCCCATCGCTCACGGCCATGCGATCACCGACCAAGTAGCTCTGCCGCGTGATTGGGATTTTTGGAAAGAGCAGGACCAGCCGTTAATCGACGCGGCGGCCGGGCTTATCGTCCTGATGATGGCAGGTTGGAACACTTCCGTTGGTCTCGAATATGAGATCGAAGAATTTCAGCGAGCCGGCAAGCCCATCCATTATTTGCGGCCGTCCGACCTAGGGCAACCCGAAAGGAAAGCCGCATGAGCAACCAATTCTATGTGGGCCAGCAAGTTCAGTGCATCGACGCGAAAGTCGGTCACGAGCAATACATCGAAATCAGCGAAGGTGGCGTCTACCAAATCCGCTGGATTGGGATGTTCAATCACTATGTCCATGGCGATTATCTGGGCGTGCGGCTCGTTGGCATTGACCGCGGGGAGTGCAAACACTTCGGGTATTCCGACACGCCATACATGGCCACCCGCTTCCGGCCGCTTGTCAACGACCGCCTCGGTTCACTCAGGGCGCTTTTGGTTCCTGGGCAGCCGTTGGCGCCATCAGTCGAAGAACCGCGCAGGCAGGCGGATGTGAAGGAAAAGGAGGACGTATGACGGCGATGATTGAGAAGGTGGCGAGAGCGATCTTTGCGGCGGACTGGCCCAAGGACGACTGGGGTCGCTTCGGCGAGATGGATCACGTCCGGGAGCGCTACCGCGCAATGGCCCGCGCCGCCATCGATGCGATGCGCGAACCAACGGAAAGAATGCTGGCCGCAACAGAGGAAGTCGCCGTAGGCTACGACGACTTTGCCACCGGCGATGGGACGTTGTTCCTGTCGCATCCGGGCTTTCACGACAACGCCAAGACTGCCTGGCGTGTCATGATAGACGCAGCGTTGGAGCAATGCGGATGATCAACGAGCGCGAGCGCGATTTCCTGCAGCGTGTTGCGGACGGCAAAGCCCTTCGATTGGCCGACCGCGAGGAGGATAGGCTCAGGCAGAGAATGCGAAAGGCAGGCTTCGTCGAGGTACTTAGCAAGCCGCGCCGATGGGCCATAACCGAAACTGGACGACAGGCACTGGAGACTACACCATGACCTCAAATGAATCCTTCGACGTCGCCTCGCTTGGCCCCGCTATCCGTCCGCTTGCGGCAGCGATCGGCCGACCGGCAAACGACAACTACCCTCCCGTCATCGCTCTAACCGGAGTGGCCGGTAGCGGCAAGTCAACGGCGGCCGACTACCTGATCCGACATCATGGCTATGAGCGTATCAAATTCGCCGGGCCGATGAAGGACATGATGAGGGCCATCGGTTTCGGAGAGGAGGACATCGAGGGAAACTGCAAGGAACTCAGCAATAGTCTGCTTTGTGACAAGACGCCGCGGCACGCTATGCAGACGCTGGGCACTCAGTGGGGACGAGACTGCATCGGCGAGGACTTCTGGGTAAATCTGTGGAAGGACAGCGCAGGGCGGATCGTCGCTCGAGGTGGGCGCGTCGTCGTTGATGATTGCCGCTTTCCGAATGAGGCTTCTACGATCCGGAAGATGGGCGGTGTGATCTACAAACTGGCGGGTAGGGGCGGCATCGCCGGTACCCATGTATCGGAGGCCGGTTGTGGCATCGCTGACGCGGTTGTCGAGAATGATGGCGCGAGGGTGGATCTGTATGCAGGGCTGGAACAGGCTATGCAAAAGCGGGCCGCCTAGCCCTACATCGCAAGAAATTGCGGGAGATCGCCACGTCCGAAGACGATAGGGGCTGCGCGATCTCCCGCATGCACCAGAAGTCATTGGGGATAAGGGTAGCTTACTAAATTGGTATTCCGGCAGTCAATGGTGCCTGCAGCTGGTTCGCAGTTTCCTTATACCCATACCCCAGCCGTCAAGTTCCAGTGCGCCGCCGTCCAGCACGGCACGGACCACGGCCACTCCTGGCTGTTCGTTGAATGGTGGCGGTGCGTGTGCCCGGATCAGATCTTCGACTTCGCGCGCGTCGAATTCCCCCTCAGCCAGAATTTCCCCATGCCGGGCGAGCAGGCGCGGCTCGGTCATGTCACCTGTTTCCTCGTCGACCTGCACAGCGTATGCGGCGACGCCGGCAAAGCGTGGCGCCATGGCGCCAGCGATTCGCTCGGCACTAATAGGGTTGGACGCCTGACGCATTTCGCCTGGCACGAGGTTGCCGCGGTTCTTGCGATACGTCATCACGATGAACTTCTCAGACAT